TGTGTCCCGGCCCCGGATCACGCCGAAGGTTTCAGCGGTGCGCGGCAGGGCAAACCCGGCTTGCGCGATCCGTGTCAGCACGTCCCGGACAGACCCGCCTGCGACTTCCGCGTTGATTTCATAGCCGAGCGTGTCGCAATCGTCGTGCCAGTCCTCAAGGTCACTGTCATCCACCAGCGAAGCCGGGACCGGATCGCCGTTCTGGTCCCCGACCAGCGCATCGCGGAAGTGCGGCGCGGGGTTCGACGTTGTGACCCATGCGTCGGGGTCCGCGCCCCATGGGTTCTTGACGTAGCCCGACGCCTGCACCGACATCTGCCCCACCTGCCGGTTGCGCACCCGCGCCGCGATCACGGCGCAGCGGTCGCTCTGCACCGGATTGTCATTCCAGACCGACGAGACCCGGACCACCGCACTGGTCGCGCGGTAAAGCTTCTGTTTCGCAGGCACGCTCAGGGTGCCGCTGCGCTCCCATGCCCCGAAGAGGTCGTACACCTCCGGCGTGACCACGTTGCGCCCGTCATTGCCATCGACCAGCTGGTAGCTTGACACGGTAAAATCGTCGTCGCGCACCGCGCAGCCGCGCGTGATCTCCACCTCGTAGAACCCCGGCGCGAACTCCGCCGGGTCCAAGTATATTCGGGCCTCCCGGTTGGCCAGTTCGACCGCAGTCACCCGTGACGAGGCCGCACTGGTGGGGTTCAGGTAATCCGACCCGGCCCCGTCATCGAATACCGCATCGGCCTGCCAAGTGTCGCCGGTCGGGCTTACGCTCTGCCCCGGCACCTCGAAAAACGCCGTCTTCCAGCCCGCGCCCACCAACCTGCCAGCTTCGTGCCGCCGTTGGTGGGCGGATTCGCAGCCGAAACGGCACCCGCACGTCATTCTCCGCGCTGCCGTTGTAGGTCAGACCCTGCGGGAAGGACAGGGCCAGCCAGATTTCATCGGGCGAGGCGCGGCCCGCCACGCTGAACGAGCGCGGCCTCCACCCCCCATCCGCGCCCTGATCGACGCCCTGCTGGTCATCGTCCAGCGCCTGCGCACGCAGTTCCTGCTGCGTCTGGTCCGACTTGGAATGGCGCGTGACCAGTGTCTGCGTCCCGCCGCCCCGGAAGCCCTCGACCACCTGAAAGTCGATATCGTTGATCGCCTCGTCCGACACGCCTGACAGGCGGATATCTTCCAGCTTGTGCGGCCCGGACAGGACATAGACCGCTTCTGCCATCACGTCATCGCCGTCGAAGTAGACCAGCGGCTCGCAGGCCAGAGGCGGGGATATGCGCCGCGTCCCCAGAACGCGCGGCAAGGCCCCGCCGGGGCTGAGGGTGTTGCCCTGGAACCCCGCGCTTGCCGCCGCGCGCTGCGCCCCGCCGCCGCCGCCGCTTGGCGCGAAGGCCGACGAGAGCGCGGCGTTGCCGAGCAGCCCGAGCGCCCCTGCTGCGAGGTTGGCCCCGACACTGTTTGCCGCGAAGGCCGAACCGAATGTCGATGCCAGCCCGCCGCCTGCGACAAAACTGGTGCCGACCAGAAGCGCCAGAGATGCGATTGTGGCAAGCGCGTTCTTGCCGTCATCGCCACCGCCGCCGCCGTGAATCGGCAGCAGGAACCGCACCTCCGTCACGCCCGCCTTGGGCCGGATCAGGCCCCATGACGCGCGCGGCACGATATGGCCGTCGATGTCGATCAGCCCGCCATGATCCCACCACTCGCGCGGCAGGTCCATGTCTCGCGCCATGTCCAGCAGGGTCGCGCCCGGTGCGAGGCGGCGCACGGATTGCGGCCCGAACCCGAACGGACTGCGGAACGTGGACAGGATCAGGTCGGACATGGCGCGGCCTCGTGGCGCTGGTAGCCCAGGACCAGCGCGGACAGGGCGCGGGCGGTCACGCGGGCGACGTGCACACCCTGGCGCGCGGACCATGTGTGCAGCACGTCGCGCCGGTTCAGCATCACCCCGACATGCCCCGCGACCTTCCATCCGGGGCGGCGCGCGACCATCACGTCAAAGGCGCGCGGCGCGGACACGGCCTGCCACGGTCCATTGTCACAATCCCCGGCGATGGTCTTGGCGACAGCCCGGCGGTCCTCCGGCGCGACCTCGCAGTGCCTTGGCAGGTCAATCCCGAGAACCTCTCTGAACACGGCACGCACCAGACCCCAGCAATCCAGCTCGTCCGGCCCTCGCCCGAACGGCGCATAGGGCGTGCCGAGATAGCCGCGCCACCAATCCTGGCGCACCATGACGGCGGGGTTCATCCGAAGACCCCCGGCAACAGATCTTGCGTGGCGCGCAGGCCGTATTGGTGCTGCGTGTAGTCGCGCAGAACCAGCACCATCTCCGCCGCGACCGCATCCCACGTCGCCTCGACAACCTCGAAATTCACCATGTCATAGACCGGCGCGGCGGTGCCGACCTCGGTGCGCGGATCGGCGGTCAGGTCGAAATCCGCCGTGGACAGGATCGTCTGGCGCACGGTGATGGCGCTGGTCGCGGCGTCCAGCGTCTCGCCGATCTCGCGGTCGATATTCGGCAGGCGCACGGTGAGCCGCGCGGCACTGTCGGAATCATCGGCAAGCGGCAGTTCCAGCCCGCCGATGGCGCGGTAGGTCTGCCCGCCCCAGACGTAATCCAGCACGTCCGTCACGAACCGCTTGGTAGCCGGGAACAGCGGGTGCGCGACCTCGATGAAGGAGATCAGCGCATCGGCGCTTTCCGGGCGCTCCAGGTCCCCGCGCTGCGCGTCCGTGAGACTGACCATCAGAGCGCGTCCCAGGCCGGTTGATCGACAACCTGCATATAGCCGTTGACCGTGGTCAGGTAGCCCGCCCAGGACGGGGTGACGTCAGGCACGAGAAGCCGAAACGACGGCTGCCAGTAGTCGCGCCCCACATGCCGTTCAGTCGGCTCCGAGACGATCTTGACGCGCCTGATTTTCAGGCTTCGAGGATGTATCCAGCCGAAATAGTCTGTCCCGCGCGAAACCGTCGTCCGGTAGAACGTGTCAAAGGCATCGAACTGCGTCACGGTCAGCGGGGGCAATGTCATGTCGAATATCTGCACGTCGGACGACGTGCGGGGCCGATCAACGGGATACCCCTCGTCAGGCTGGAACGAGAACCGCCCCGAAGTGGTCTGCCCCCGCATTCCGGGATGCACACGAAGCGGCAGAGTTGACGGCCAGAGCGCAGGCGCGGTCATCGACGGTTCACCGTTGGCGTAACGCCGTACCGCTTGGCCATGGCCGCATCCAGTTCACCGTCGGCAACGCCGCGTTTCGTCAGGACAAAGCGGCTGATCTGTTCGCCGTTCGCGCCGCGTTCCCTTCGCTCTTCCACATCCACCCCCGGCGCATTGTTGATGATCTCGGTCTTCATGTTGATGGTCGCGCCGCCCATGGCATGATTTGGCGTAATCATGCCACTTGCTCCGGGTGTGAACAGTTCCGGCCCCTGTTCGCCGACGAGGTATGTCCTACGGCCAGACACAGGACCACCCGACGCTCTGGCTCCTCCGAAGCTGCCACTAACCAAACCGTTGAGAATGCCGTTTCCCGCGCCACCTGACAGCGGGCCGGAGCCGAACAGCGCCGCTTCTAGCGCCGCCCGCGCGATGGAACGGGCAAGGTTTTGGAACGTATCCGAAAGACTGTCACCGGCCACGATAGCGTCAAGAAGTCCGTCTTTCAGGGTCTGTGCCTGATCCTGCCAGAATTCCGTCGCCTCGCTGGCCTCAGTCAGCCGGTCGCGGGCAATGCCGAGCGCGGCGGCGTATTCTTCGGCATTGATCTCGCCGCTTTCTAGCAAGGCGTTAAGTTCGCTCTGCACGTCCGCGAACGTGACCGCTGCCTGCTGCGCCTGCCGGATTGCCTGCTGCGCCATGCGATAAGCGGCGGTTGTTTCCTGCGCCGCCTGTGCAGAACCACCACCGCCAGACGATGACGCGCCAGACGGGGCAGAGTCAGGCACATTGCGGGTGCGCCAGTCCAGAAAGCTGCCGCCGAATTGACGCGGGTCGCCGCGACCGCCACCACTGCCCAAAGCGACGATCTGTTGAGCCGCTGCTAGCGAAATGCCCAGATTTTCCGCCATCCGGGCGGCGCTGGCCGCAGCGTCGTCGAAGTTCAGCAC